AGAATGCATCAGCAAGGTCATTTGCGCTTTGACCCGTCTGACGTGAAATGTCAAGAATGCCAGCAGAGATCTGGTTCATGTTTCTAAGCGGAACACCAGCCTGAGTAACAGACTGCGTCAGCTTACTGTTAAACGTCATAAACTTCTTGACGGATTCGTAAGCAAGACCCACCGCGTCAATACCGGCCCAACCAGCAATCTTCATAAAGGCGGGGTTACCGGCTCTTGAGATAGAGCTTACGGTGTTGAAACTTTTACCCATTGAAAGGCGTTGAGCTTCAGCTGCATCACGAGCAGCCAAAAACGCTTTGGCGTTTTCTGTGGCAGCAACAGTTTGTGCTTGAAGCTGTTCGGTTTCTACGCCAAGAGAATCAGCATATTCTTTAGAGAACGCTACAGCTAACTTTTTTGCCTCTGAGTCTTGTTTTGTTGCGGCAACGGCTTTTCCACCGGCTCCCGCAACTTCCATATACGCATTTTTTAGTTCCGTGTATGCGGCGTTAAGATCCCTAGCACTAAGCGTGGCGCCATCTTCCGCCTCCGCCACCTTGGCGAACATGTCGCGCACGGCTTTGAGGGCGCTAGTTAAACGCTCACTACCTTGTACTTTAAGAATAAAATCTAGTGATTTAGCTGCCATAGTTGTTTACCAAATAAAAAACCGCTACCCCGATTTGGGATAGCGGTTGTGTACCGCCATTAAAGACGGGATTGCCTAGAAGATCTTCGCAATGATTTCAGCGACTTTCAGACCAGTCAATTCCGCAAGAGCTTTAATTTCTTCTGATTTTTGCTCACTACTTAATTGCATGGCCTTTTTTAACAAGGCTATTGAGATAAGATAATCAGTTGCCCCCTGATCGAGGACCCTTATTGGATCGACACCTAGCGTAATTGCATAGGCAGCGGTCTCAACGTAAGGGTCCTCGTCTAGGGCTGCTAAAAACTTTCGTCTGCTTCGTTAGAAGCAATACCGCTCCACTCAAAGAGTTTGTTGGCGGTAGCGATGAGGTCGCCTTCTGTAAGGTACAAAGACATTACTGCATCTGAAGCACGGGTGGCTTCAAGTCCAAGGGCTTCCATAAGGAATCCGTCAAACTTGGTCCATTCGCCCTTAGGGTCACCATCACGGAGAGAGATCTTGTTGTCAAGGTCTCCATCCATAACACCGTAGATACCGATGCAGGCGTCTGCAAGGATGTCGGCGTTTGCTAGGATTGACCACATCTCGCCACCCTGCTTGCGCCGGGTTTCTACCTTCTTGTTGAGGGTAACAGCTGAAATCGGGCGGAAGCGAACGTAGATTTCTGGTTCGCTCCAGCGTGGTACTTTGATGTCGATGAACATGTCATCGATAATTGCTTTGCGACGATCACGAAGTGATACGAGTGGGTTGAACTCCGCTGTTGTTACAACTTCGTCCTGCTCCCCGGCTTGGGTTACTTCAAAATCCATTAGTTCCTCCAATGGTTGTTAGTTGCTATTAGTTAGCGATTGATTCGACTGCGATGTCGATTTCCCACATACGAACTGCGTTTGAGTTCGAGTCAGTACCGCCATCCTTGATGGATGTGATACGGCCACTGTAGGTACGGGGCAGTGCTCCGCCTCCAACGAATACTGATCCGTTGTCGTCCAGTGGTGTAAGAGTTACGGTAACAATTGTGTTACCAACGAGGTTGTGCAAAGCACCAATCAGAGCGTGGTCAACGTCGGTGTTGTACACCTTACTGAGGGTAACGTCTGAGTAGGTTGGGAGTGACAAGTAAGTCACTTCTGGGCCCATTCCCGAAGGACGGTGCTTGTTGACTGTTGCGGTTACGTCTCCGCCTGCAAACTTGTCAAAGGGAATGACGTTGTTGTAAGAGGCAGGAAGAGTTACGCTGGCTGGGACAGAAAGGTCTGCTCGCCACTGTTGCTCAGAACCAATGTGGTGCTGTACGGTTGAGTTTGTTGCCATGATTTCTCCTTAAGAAATTTCTAGACTATTGTGGAAGTACAGCGTTAGCTGTGTACTTAGTTACGTTGATGATTACAAATTCAGCCATTGGCGACATCTTGAGCGCAACCTGTGCGTTCAGCTGTCCAGCAGCAATTGTAGCAGGTGTGTTGACCTGAGGTCCAGTGTTTACAGCGAAAGCAGCCTGAGGCGTGTTCCCGTAGAGTGATCCGCGGAGCCAGTAGAATTGGCAACGACCAGCGAGTGCGCCGTTGAACTGGCTGAACAGGTGACCCTTACCGTCAATCTCTGAGAAGAGGAAGCCTTCGGAGATTTGGTCGAAGTCGTAAGTAATCTGCATGCGGAAGCGTACGTTGTTCAAGAAGACCCAGTTGGCGTCGAATGCGCATGAACGGAATCCGTAGATGGCAATCTGGTTCAATGTTGGGATCAAACGAATTACGTTTACACCGGCGGCGTTGAGGCTTGCGCGGTCTGTTGCGGTGAATGTTGAGGTCACTGCTGTCGCGTAGCGTGAGGCACCACCCTGTGAGCCAGCCGCAGGAGCGTTGGTGTCTGAGGTAATGTCGTTCAAGGCCATCTTACCAGCAGCCAAAGCTGAAGGTGGAACAGTGCGGTTGAAGGTAACTGATGAAGCGCCCGATGGGTTGCTGTTTGTTACGCCAGGGACAACAATCCAAGGTGAGAACATGGCAGCGTACGATGGGTCAACGGCAGCGCCCTGAAGGGTCTGCACTGCGCTGATTGTGGTCGATGCGCTGTTGCCGTTAGCGGCGTCCAAGATAGCAACACGGTTGTTAGACTGAGCGTGGTTAGTTAATGCCAAGTAAGCGGCTGAAGTGGTCGCACCAGGGTATGAAACCTGTCCAACACCAAGGTCTGATGTGAAAGCGGCCAAAGCAGCGGTGATGCTTGTGTCTGATGTAGCAGCGTCAGCTCCAGCTGTCGATCCGGTGCCTGAGCCCATGTAAACGATGACTGAAGTGTTCGATGATGGAAGAGCAGTTGATGAACCAGATGTGGCTACTGAAACAAGCTTCTGAGCGGTTGGCAGTGAGTTGAGCCAGTTCTTGATGTCAGTCTCGCTGTAAAGTGCTGGCGAGTTGGCAATGCTGTTTCCGTTGTATGAAACGTTAACGGTGTATGATGTGTTTCCGCTAATTGTTACGTTTGAGATTGTGATGATTACACCGTTTGCGCCGGTTCCTGAAGCAGCGTTAGCCCAGGTACCAGTTGATACGGCGGTGTAAACGTTTGTACCCAGTGTGCTAATTGCAGCGGTTCCACCGGAAGCAGGAGCCAGAAGCGAAACAAATGCCTGCTGACCGCCTTCGCGGAAGAATACGTCCAATGAGTCATAGAGAACCGTGCTGTCAAGCAAAGTGGCTCCTGGTGTCACTGAGTAGCGACCAGTGAGCTGGCCGTTAACAATCTTACCGAAGTAAGTTGTGAAGTCTGTTAATGAAGTTACCGAGAAGGGGATGTTCTGTGGACCGGAAGCGTTTCCGATTACAAACCATTGACCGGTAGGGTTACTTACGCTTGTGTTAGCGGAAGCGGCTGTTACGTTTACGCTTACGCCGGGGGCTGAGTTAGCCATTTGCGTTCTCCTGTGAGGTTAATGCCCCAGTTTCCTGAGGGCGAGTTTTAGTTGGGGTTGTTTGGGCGGGCTTTTTAGGCTCTTCCTTTTCGGCCACTACTGTGGCTTCTTCAGAAACAACGGTCAAAAATCCATTTGAAATGTATGCATCGATGAGCGGGCCATCCGACACCTTTACGGTGGTTCCTGGCGTTAGGGCTACGCCCTCGTCATCAAAGATGGTGTGATCCGCTTGGACCACTACTTTTTTCTTGCTCATAATTATTCCTTGGTGACTGTTACGTCGGTAGATTCGACACTTGGTGGCGTATCTGGTGGATTGGTGGAAGGTCCGAGGTTTGCACCGGTAGGAGCAAACTCCGAGTTTGGGAATCCGCCGTATGGATCAAGAACACTGCTAACTGTTACCGCAAAGCGAAGGTGCGCAATACCGGTTGTTCGACCGGCACTGTGCTCGCCCTCCATGTACTGCTCTCCCTGCCATAAGGTAGTTGTAGCAAGTCCACCGAGACCGCGGTTTTGAATTATTGCGCTTCTTACGGCAGTTGCGTAAGCGGAAGTAAGGGCTTGCGTTTCTTGCCAGTCCTTAGTTCCGTAGACGTAAATAAGCACTTCGGTTAACCAGTTAGTTCTGATCCCGTCCTGATAAAAGGCTGGGATGCCCATAGTGCTTGGTACCTCGATCATAATCGCCGCAGTGGCGTATTTAGGGAGGTTACGATATTGTGGTTGATGACGATATTCGTATGGTTCCGTTAGAACCTTACTGCCAAGTTGCCGGTTAATTTCGGCAATGTAGGAGGGAAGCCATTTTTGAAGCGTATTGTACATAGCTTCTTGAACTGACTGGGCTCCGTACATCGGGCCAAATGCGTCGGTGGCGTAGTTCAAATTCCAATCTGTCCACCAGTCGCGACTAGCCATAATGTTCCTTTATTTTAATGAGGGCCTTCCGTAAAGATCCGGGTAGGCGGCAACTCTGTGTCTAATGATTTGTTCTGGGTACCTTCTTGCGAAGTCAACAAATTGTTTGATATCCCTAGATGGTAAATCAAGACCACTTTTACTTCTAAAAGCTTCTTCGTATTGTTTACCCGGCGAAACAAGCCCGTGTTTAAGCATTTGTTCCGCTTGCGCTGCGCCATGAAAACCTCTAATAGTTTCGTGTGCGTTTAATCTTAATTCTGGGTAGGCGCGCTTCATCCTGTTGGATAAGGCAGAGAAGTATTGATCAGGGGTTAACGGTGTATTCCCGCGTCTTTCTGCATACCTTTTTTCGGCTGCAGCAGTCTTTCTTTCTTCAGACCATTTTCTGCTAGCTTTTTGGGCACTCTGCTGAGCGGCTTCTTTTTTATGTCTAGCCGCTTTTTCTCGAGCTGCTTTATTTTCAGCAACTTTAGCTTCTTTGACTGGACGAGACCTTTTGTCGCGAAATTTACGAACTCTGCTATTAGATCTTTCTTGCTTGAGTCTTTTAGCGTAGTTATTCTCGGCCGTCCTCTGTGCAGGATTATCTGAGTAAAGATAATTCAGCATTATGAGCTGAGACTCTAACATAAACAATTCCGTGATTGTTAACCACTCACGTTGAGGAAGATTTCTTGAAGGGTCACCGGTTTGATGATCTTCTGCATAGGGGACTTTAGATGTATCAACAATCACATCCAAAGTGTCTTTAGTCATAATAACTTTAGGAAACATTGCTGCGTGAGCCATTGCTCCCGTATCAACAAGTATCTTGTTCTTGGGACCCAATTTTTCTCTAAGTCGCCATTCGCTTAATGGTTGCCATTCGTTGGGTATTCCACCAAGTATTGATGAACCAGAGTTTTTAAATCGGTCAGCTTCTATGAGGGAAAAAAGTTGAGTGACCTCATTAAGGGCTGGTCTTAAGTCAATAGACCTCTCAATAAAGAGATCTAGGGCGGCCATTATCTCTTCAAAGCCTTTCATTTGAAATGCTGAGGCTTCTGCCATCTTAACCTCGTACCCAAGGACCAATCAGTTTGTCAATGGTCTTTTCAATCTCATCGAGGTTCATCTCTCGGCGGATTTGGGGTTCGTATTCAAGCATGACGAATTTTGCCGCCTGGAATAGGCAAGCACGACGAAGCGAGGCTGGAATACCCTTGGTGTAACCACCACTATAAACAACCTCAACACGCGTGCCTTCAGGGGCAAATGTACCTAGACGAAGCCAGACGTGACCATCTGTAACGTCGGGTCCGTGGACACCTCCGTGCAGGAAGTCAATGGGCTGGTAATCTCCGTATGTACGGAAAATATTCATGCTTTGAATGTCGTACGTCCACAACTCCGGATAAGCGGGGGCGAACTGGTCAAGCCAAAAGTGACGTACTAGCGTAGATGCGCCGAGGGCCATTGCTTGTGACAAGCCTAGGGATCCGTAGATGTCTAGGGGCATGTCGGCATTATTACCGTACTCCATCGGGTCAATACCGAATAAACGGTCTTGATAGATGTGGCCGGTAAATGGAGCCAATCGACGACTTGTGAGATCTTCGATGTGAGCCGTGGCTTCTACTAACAGGTCTGCTAGGAGCGTAGGCTCAAGATCGACGACAATCTCGGGGAAACGACGCTGGAAATCGGCAACCGTAGCAAGTGACACGGGATCATTGTATTGGGACCCGTTATTTGCCATGATTACTATTCCTTGGTAGAGCGACGCTTACTTGTTTTTACTTCTTCTGCTGGCGCCTCTTCGACGACTTCAGCGGGAACTTCTTCTGCTACAACTTCTTCAGTTGCAACTTTCTCGATCTTCTTAGCGGGCTTGTCTGCGGGCTTTTCAACCACGAAGAACTCGCCACCAGGGATGTCTAACAGTTGCTGGATGATTGCGGGGTGAACCTCAATAGCACCAGCTTCGCCGGCAACGTCCCAATTGTATGGGCCACCGCTACCGGGTTCTTTTTTTGCGAGCCAAAAACTCATAAATCTATTTCCTTTGAGCGGAGTAAATCCAGCAAGGTGGGCAGGGGAGGAACGAGGGGAGCCTGCCCACCTTACTGAAATTGATACGACTACGGCTTAGTCAACTACGAAGCTAGGTGTGTAAGACGAGTTGGTAGGAAGAATTCCGTTACCAGCAGTCTTGTCCAACGAAGCGACGACGTTAGCCAAACGACCGATGTACTTAGGAGCACGAACAGCGAGCGTGGTGTCCGCAACGAATGCGAATGGCAGGCTGTCAGGCGAAGCAGTGGTCGGGTAGACGTTGACCGGCTGCATCTCACGCACGAATGGACGTGTGATGTAGTTGGGGTCACGGGACATGAGGAAGACGCTCTGCTCGCCGTTTGAGGAGAGTGGGTGCATTCCAGTGTTACCGTAGAAGTACGTTGTTGGAGCGGTACCGATGGAGTGCGATCCGTCGTTAGGAACCAAAGCTGTACCAGTGTCGGTAATCTTTGTGGTAGGCCAGATGTTGCCGGTTGAGTCGAGGTAGGAAGCGTCGACCATACCAACAAGTGCGAACAAGTTGTTGGCAGGAAGGGTTCCGCTCGAGCCAGTGGCACGGTAGACCTTGTAGTGTGTGGGCTGTGAGCCTTCTGGACCGGTTGGGGTCGAGAATGACAGCGAGATACCGCCGGCTGAAGCCAAGGTGACACCAGCAGCAGCTGTAGCAGCAGCCTGGATTTCACCGAAGCGAGCGATGACAGGAGCAACCTTGTAGAAGTAGGTTGCGGCGCCAAGGGTACCGGTGGTTGATGAGGTTGAAACAGCGCCCATTGCGTTGGTACGAGGTGACAAGAATGAAGACTTGACAACTGGGATACCGCGGTATGAAGGAACGATCAAACCTGCTGCAATTTCAACCTGGTCAACGAAACGCTGCTGGTTGACAAGCAACTGGCTCAAACGGCTGTTAGCCGAAGGTGACATGAGGAACATCCACTCGGAGTTCTCGACGGGCTCGGCAACGTTTGACTCAACGAGGTCAATGACAAGGTCCAAAGCACCGAGGGTCAGCGAGCCGCCGGCCATGTCGATTGCGTTCTGGTCAATGCCGTCAGTCCAAGGTGAGAAGTTAGGAGCGCCCCAAGTTGAAGCACCGCCGTAGTTGTCGATTGTACCGCCGCCGATGCCTGTTGAAGGGCCACCGGTTGAAGCTGATGAGAAGGATGAGCAGATTACGTCCAAGCCGTCGAACTGTGGGTAAGCACCGTTCGTGGTAGGAGCCTCGGCACCCCAGATCAGTGCAGTCTCAATGTCCCAGTACAAACCGCGGGCAGCACCCTCGATTTCACGGGCACGGAGGTCACCAATAAGGTCAGCCGTGACAGCCTGCGAGTAACCGGTGACAGCACCGACTGACTGGAGCAGACGAATCTGGAAGTTCTCCTGAGCGTAGTTCGAAGTCGAAACAGGGCGTGCGCCACCGTCCGTTACGAAACCACCCGAAGGCAGAGTTGTACGCTTGTTGAAGTAGTATACTGTGGAGCCCCACTTGGTTGACGGCAGAGCGCGGACCAGAGGCGCGTAGCGGCGCTGGTACTCGAGCAATACTGGGTCAATCTGCTTCTGTACCAGTGCGGCAGCACCAGCAGCAGTAAGGGCTTCTTGCAAGTCATTTGACATTTGCTAATCTCCTTAAAGATTGGTTAGTTGGATTAAAAGCCGCGCTCAGCCTGAGCGAACTTGGTTGCGAAAAATGGGTGATCTCCCCATGTCTCTGCTTGAACCTTACGGAAGTTGGTCGACGACATCTCGGCCAATGCCTCAGGCGTGAGCTCTGCTTCTGACAAGTCGGAAGCTTCGCTACCTGCTGTTCCGGTAAGCCCCTTGCGTGAAGCTGGGGTCTTGCCGGTACGGTAGGATTCGATAGCGTTTCGGGTAGCCTCTTCAACGGCTGCTGTGGCGGCGTTCTTAGCGGCCTCAGCAATCATTGCAGTAACTTCCTCTGCGCTAAACATCTTGTTTTCTGACACTGAAATCTCCTTAGATTCGTGTGATTCTTCGGCGTCGGCAGCAGGCTCTACGGCTACTTCCTCAGCGTCAACAGCAGGCTCTTCAGCCGCCACTTCTGCTTCGGGAGCAACTTCAGCTGCTACTTCTTCCTCGGTGTTTTCGGTTGCCTTAGCGCCCATGATTAGGGCGGCAAGGGCTTGAAGGTCTGCGTCGCTCAGCGTACGAGCAGTGGTCGACTCGACCGCTGTCTCCTCAGCTGGAGTCTCGTCAGCTACGGTGGCGTTTTCGTCACTCATTTCTTCAGTCTCCTGTTTCTGAATAGAGGCGTTGTCGGTCGACTCCGCCTGTGATATAGATGTCCCACAAGTGGGGCAAAACATTGCGTCTTGAGCGCAGTTAGCGCCACAAGATTCGCACTCCTGAGCACCACTGCCAGGTGTGACCACTCGGGCCGCACCGCAGTTGTGACAGAACATTGCACCTTCCATCGCTGGGGTTCCACATTCGTGGCACTCCATCGCGTAGGTGTTAGAAATTGGTGAAAGCTGTCCGCCACAAGAAGGGCAGAAAGTTGAGCCCTCTGGGCAATCTACGTTTCCGCAGTGCTCGCATTCCATATTGTTGTCGTCTGGCATGTTTTCTTCCTCTGGTCCCATGCCACTAGCATCGCCAGTTGCATCAACCTGTGACCAGTCAGGCTTAGATAGGTAGATATCGCCATCGTCATCTGGGTCAATTGCGTGCATAGCAGCAATAGCGCCGAAGGCAATTCGGTTAGCAACAGTCTTCAAAAGGTGAGGATCCTGCGTGTAACCGGTAATGTTGATTGTGTCGGCGTCGTTTACCAAAGCGATTGAAGCGTAAGCCTCAAGAACGTCTTGAATGTCTGCAGCAAGCTGAGTCTGCTCGCTAACGATGTTAATGCCAAACTTCTTAGCGGCTGACTTGATTCGGGACTTAACCCGAGCAAGCTGAGCGGCTGTGTAAAGGTGAGCGTTGTCAGCTTGGTTGATGTATGACCAAGCGGCACGGACGTGAGCAGCGGTGTTAATTGGGTAACGCTTCTGCTTGTCCTTCTGGTAGCCGGGGTCGGCGTACACTACGTCACCGTAAGGCTTCTTGGGATCCTTGGCCTCTGCCAAAGCTTCCATTGCGCTCTCTACGGCTCCGCGGATAATTTCTTCTGTGTCGACTTCTGACATAGCGTCAAACTTTTCTACGATTTCTACATTCTCGACTGATTCGAAAATGGAAAGACGGTTGTAAGACTCAGCAAGCGTTGCGTACTGAATTTCAGCACCTTCAACGCCAGGGCTGTTAGTGAAGTCAATGCCGTGAATAGCAAGGTCGTCAGCGGTTGTGGCTTCTTCGCCGTCGCTGTAAGTAATAGCCCTTGGCTCCCCGCGCCATTCTCCACGAATAGAAACGCCTTTAATAAAGTTTCCAACTGCAAGGTTCGCAAGGTCGCGACCGTTTGCTGTGTTCGCTACATCGGCTTCGAAGGAAGCTGATCCATCGTTGTTAAGCCACACGTTAGTAACGCGGGCAACGGTTGACATAGCGTCGTCCTTGAAAGCAGCTCCGTGGCTTGTAGCCATGTTGAGGGGCATGCCCTCACCGCTAGCAAGCTGTTGCTTCATGCGCTCTACGGCCTTGGCAATGTTGCCCTTGGTGTAAAGGCGACGATTCTTTGAAAGTCCTGGCTTAAGGAAAATGCCACGGATTGTAGCTGCCTTGGTTGAGGCCATAGTTGGAGTCTCCTGAGATTCTTTGGCATCAAGCTTTTTGATAATTCCGTTAACCCAAGAACGCCCGGCATCTCCACCCCAACCAAGCCACGCAATGTAGCCGGCTGATGGGTTTGAAGCGTTTGCCCAGTCCTTACCCTTTTTGTCAACTTCGTGACGGGCAAAGTATGAGTGCATTCTCTTAATGGTGTCAGCGGAGATGTTTTTACCGTTCGACAAATCGCGAGCGCGTGCAACGCCAACCGCGGTCATACCGCGACCAAACTTCTTGCGAAGTTCTAGTGAGCGAGCCGCGTTGCTTCTTACTTGTTGTGGGGGTGAAAAACCATCTGCCATATATAAATTTATTTTGGAGTAAAACGCCTTCCGCGACCTTTCCATCTTGCAATGGTTCGGAAACGTCTTTGGCGTCTACTCGCTCTCTTTTTGAAGTGTGGCGTTCTTGAAGCGCCCCACGCAGTTCTTCCCAAGTATTTACCCGGAGAGATTCTGCTGCGAAATTTTCTGTGAAGACCAGTAATACGAATCGGACGAATCGTGTATTTCTTTCTGTACCGAATGTACCGAACGTTTACGGTACGGAATCGGTCTGGTCTAAGGTAAGACAGTCGATATGTCCTACCAGCCGCAATGCTTCCACGTCCAGAAACCGATGCCCTCCGGAGACCGTGATACGTTACTGACTTTGTGTGGCGGTATTCACCACGAGCAGCGCGCGCTTTAATAAGGTTTTCGCGTTCAGCCTTTAACTGAGCTGCTGTTTGAGATCCTGTCGGGTAGCGTTTGTGAAGCGCGTAAGCACCCGCACGCCCGAGATAGTTACTCATTAGCCGACTTCTTTAGACACTAGAGCGGCAGCCTTAGCAGCCGTCAATCCTTTGTATGGGATTAATGTCTCTGAACCGTCTGCGTTCATACGCAGACCGCCTTCGTTGTTCACGTTAGGCTCGTTGACGTTAGAGTTACTGGACATCTTCAACCTTTGCAAGCAGTGTAAGCAATGCTTCTTTAATCTCTGCTAATTCGCTCTTGACGGACTCTGTGCCCTTAGGCGTGGTTAGCGGGTCAAGTGCGGCTGGTGCCTGTGATGTCTTAGGCTTTTCGTCTGGGTTAGCAACCTTAACGTCTTTACCGCCGGGATTGGTCTTGCCCATAACTGGTGCATTTGCGGTCTTGACCTGCGCCTGCACGAGTCCAAGGTTAGCCTTGGAGAGATCGTGGATATCTTGCCACAGAACCATGTTCTGTCGGTCAACAAGAACCGCTTCATCTCCACCGTCAATTGGTGGCTCACCGATGTCGGCGCGAGCGCGGTTAATTGTCCAAGAACCGTTACGAATACGCTGGTCGCGGATCTGCTCGATAACTTCGTCATCTCGCCAGTCCACAACACCAAACTTCAATGTCCAGTCAGTAATGCCGTAAGCCTCGTACATGAGGTGGAAAGCAAACTTCTCAAGAATGAGTTCTTGAATTGGACCAACTGTGTTGACACGGAAAGTCTTGTCCTGCTGGGTTCCAGTACCACCGCCGATGTTACCGGCTTCGATAACACCAACCTTTGATGGAGGAACTCCGTAACCGGAGAGGATCTCGTCGCGACGCTGTTGTAGCGTGTTCAACCAGTTGTTGATCTGGTTCATTCCCATTTCGCGAACCTGTGCGCCACCCTTGGTCTCAAAGAGGTTACCAATGTTGCGTGCACCAAGGTTGCGAACTGCGTACTGTTGCTGGAGCTTTTTCATCTCCGACTCTGGCAATGCGATTGGCCAGTCAACGTGTGCGCGCAGTGGGTCACCCTTCTTCATTGTCTCTTTAATAAGAGCGGCTGTAAAGAGCCATGAAGTAATGGGAAGAATGTTCTTTTGCGTTGGAGACACACCGTAAAGGGTGTCACCGGGTGAGTCAAACTTAACGTGGATAACTTCGTGACGCTTGAAGATTGACTCGCGATTTGTCTTTGTCTTCTGGTGGTAGCCAGAAACGTTTCCGTGCTCATCTGCGAGTACGGTCATTGTTGTTGGGTCTAGCGGGTAAAGCGCAGCTGGCTCTCCCATTACCCACACAACTTCAGTGAACGAGTCACCAAAAATGAGGAGGTCTGTTACAACCTTACGCATCAACTGACGAACGTCGTCGTATGGGTTGATGTAGTTTAAGAGGGCCTGAACCTTCTTGACTTCTTCAGGGGCTTCTGGGGTCTTGTTCTCGCCAGTAGCAGTTGTAACGTAAACGCACTCAAGGCCGCCAGCGGTTGCTGTACGGGCAATAGTGTCGATTGCGGCTGAGGACCATGTGCAGGCAAGGTAAGCCTGAAGCAATTGCTCCATGAAGGAGTTGCGGTCCATTGTTCCGGCAGTAACGTTTACGCCGGGGTTTGTTTCGGTAGATCCACCGATTGGAATTCCTGTACCAAAACCGGCACGCTTAGGCGATGCTTTGGGGCGACCTTCTTCGATCTGCGCCATAGCGTTGAAGTACGCCTCGTCTATTCCCTTTCTAAAAGATGTGATAGCCATGCTTTATCTTTCTAGAAGGGACTCGAGTAACCAAAGTCCCCAACAAATTTTCCGCCAATTACTGGCAGCGCCAGATTGGGATTATTATTTTCAGGACCTCTAGCCATTGTCTCGGGCAAGCCCGATTGGAATATTGGATCTTCGTCGTAAATGATTGGGCGCGCAAACGTGTTTACGGCCATAATTACATACCTCAATGCGTCAGCAATGTGGTCATCAACATTGCGGGTTTCGGCATCGTCCGGCTTTGCGGCACTTCTTGGAAGGGCCGGAATGGTCTCAATGAACATTGGGCACTTATCTTCGAAGACGTGCATCATAGGGCAGGAATCCATACCCATAGAGCGGTGGTATTCACACGCTGGACCGTCATTGAGGAAATGATGGACTCTCGACCAACCATTAATTCGATCATTGTCCGCCGGCATAATTCCACAGCCTTCTTGGCCGTAGATGTCAGCGATTGAGAGAGGTGTACCTCGGCTTCCCCACATTGAGGGGTCGGCCACTCGGATTACTTCGTGCTCACCCGCAGACTTTTCTGTTTCAAGAATAATCTTGGCCTGATAGTCAGCGTTTACTTTGGTTGAGTACGCTTCTCGATATACCCAGATCCGACCATCGTTATCTACAGAGACCCAGACCACGGCCCAAGGGGCGGCGTATCCATAGTCAATGCCAGCGTAGCGTGGCCATTCTTTAGGTATTGGGAACGATGAGACCACATGCTTAATGTGACTCCATTGCTCAAAGAACTGTCCGACCATCGAGTCCCAGTCTCCGTCACGCATTGCTGCTCGACGTTGTGGGTCTGGAATGGAATTAAGAACAGCGTCATAACCCTCGTTAATGTGAGGGTTATCAGAGGCTTTTGCGGGAATGTAAGCAACTGTACGAGTAAAGGTCGTGCCCTCGATCACTTCCGTGTACAGCTGCTTACCCCGCTTCGTCGGGTTAATAAATCTATCTTTGAGGTACTTGTGACCTACACCGCCAGGGTTCGATGCGAGGCGCAACCCGATGACAGGAACCAATTTATTACCAGAACGTAGACGCTCCTCAATGTGCTGGATAACAGTAGGGAGCATCAGCGAAGCTTCGTCAATGTAAAACGCTTGATACTCACCACCAAGAATACGGGATGCGTCAACAAGGTTTTCAGCGTAAGAGAAGTTAATAACTGAGCCGTTAGGAAACTTCAACACTTTGGTTGTGGAGATCCAACGCGCACCAAGTGCCTTAGCGTAACCGCGCTTAGCGAGTTCCGCAAGGAATGATTCTTCGAGCTCAGGGTATGAACGACGGAAACAACCGATCTTCATACCAGGGTAGTTTACTGCATGCCAGATAGCGTCCATAACGAACGCACATGACTTACCACCACCGGCTGCACCACCATACAGAATTGCTTCTGTCTTTTTGCGTGATGCTTCGTGGAAAGCTAATTGTCGCGAAGTAGGAGTATAGTTGAGCGCACTAAACGCATCAATACTTGGTGGGACTACAGAGTCCGAAATAAACTTACCAAAGTTAGACATTAGTTAACCCAGGCGTAAATTGACCAAGCAATTCCTAGTAGCACGGCGACAGTGATTGCACCGGAAATAATGTTGTAGAGATTTGTCAAAGCAAGTCCGCACTTAACGTAGGCTTGCTCTTTTTGCAGATTAATCTGATTAGACAGATTAATCAATGCTTCCATCTCTTCGTATTTCTCGTTGCCAAGATATTCGCGAGCTTGTAATTCGCTTTCACCAACTAGGCCAGCTAGTTGTTCAGCGATGTGTTCAAATTCGTTTTCTTCAGACATAGTTCCTTAAATGTAGAAATTGTCCGTGTCTTCGCTCGACATCAATCGGCGGACGAATTCATCATGCGCTTCCCATTGAAGTTCAGGTCGCAGATTTCTCATCAGTTTGATTTGCCAATCCTCGAAACCGAGGAGCAATAGTTCCTCTGTCGTGGGGGCAGAGTTTTTCCGATTATACGATTCCATAGTACACGATAATTTCCGTTTGTCAAATGTTTAACCCGCTCGTCGGGGTGCTGGCTTATCGGTTACTAACGGTACGCCTTCTGATGAGGTAATTTGACGTTTATATGCCTTCCACCGGAAACGGTCGGGAGCACCATTGTCCACCCAATCCTGGTAGCAGGGAATACACATAGCTGTTTTAGCAGCTGGTAGCACCATACAAATTTCGCATGGCTCAGAAGTTTGGGTAGAACGCTTCTTTTCAACAGGGTCATTGATAACACGAATGGTTTCGTGGATCTGACGGATGGCCTCTTCGGCTTGGATGATGTTGCGTTCAATCCGCTTTAAGTTCTCGCGGAGGGGATCATGGACTTTGCGACCGTCCATATTGGCAATGACCGCTGTCTCAACAATGGAGCTTGTGGCTTTTCCGCCACCGCTACGACCTACGGCAAATCCGCCGCTCTTGCCATAACTTGGAGTTACGGTTATTTGATCTCTTACTACCAATTCCTCAAGTTCTTCACGCTTCAGCCGGTTTAACATCTTGCTGATGTTCTCCAGACTGTCGTACATTCTCTTGATTCGCTGCTGACCTCGTTGGTTCAGTTTAGCCATTGGTTGTAAACGCTCCTGATTAAAAAGTCACCCCTGTGTAACCTTAGTCAATAGTGTTTCATACAAATTGTTCAATGTCAAGGGTTTAAGGTTTCGTACGCCTTCAACAACTCGACAAATTGATCAAGCTCCATTGTGACCCAGGTCTTTGAAACGCCTTTGCCACGTCGCTTATGGATTACGGACCAAAGCTTACCTGCCTTAGTGCCAGAGATCTCTGCCTGCTTCATCCACTCAGATAGAGTCATGGTCTTGTGATTTTTGCACTCGGCAACAATGGGTATGTTTTTGATGTCGCCCAAAGGTGAATTCAGAACGTTACGCTCAGCCTCATCAAAGCCGTGCTCTTTGAGATAGTTCACTACCTCGGTTTCGAACGCTGTCCCCTTGGCGCGAGTCTTGCTCATTGCAACTGCTCCAGAGTTCCCTCTGACCAGTAGAAACCGCAGACCAAGCATTTGCGGTGAATGTGCTCTACACCGTCGCTACGGCCACAGAGGCACTCTTGACCGACGTTGAGTTTTACGAAGGTGGTATGGATGTTCCCACTGATAATCTTTTTGCTCTCAATCCACTTTTTAGTGCTGAGATCAAATGTGTGCTCTACGGTAACTTGAGCGTCATCGCATTTTGCCCCGCACTTGGGGCACTCGCTAGCGGGGTTAAATGGTAGGTCGTTTGTGTTCACTTATAATCCTTTTGAATTGCGAGTACATATCTTCTTTGGTGCTGTTGTTACGGATAACGTAGTCTTGTGTGTTGTACGCTACCTCTGATGAGTGACCGTTTACCGGCGCCGTATCTCCGCGGATAATGCGAATGATGATGCCATTAGCCTTCTTAATTGCTTCAGCCTCGTTAGGGAAACGAACATCGGTGAATACGACTTTTTCATCGGCAAGGGTGATGTCCTTAAAGGCGGCTGAAATCCAGACATCCTTTCCAAGCAACTCTCGACCGCCTTCGGTTCCGAGCTTCTGTAACATCTCACGAACTTCAGTGAATCGTTTAACGTCTTCCCAGCCCCAAAGTTCTACTGCTTCTTGAACTCGCAAAAAGTGAACTGCGCCGTGGTCATTAACATAACGAACGTAAGGATTGATAATTGACAAGATACTTTTCATCTTGTCGGCAAAAGCAACGCGCTTAAAGCCTTCCTCTTTTGCGAGGATCTCGGCAAGCGTATCTTTGCCCGATTGTGCGAATCCGCAAAGGCCAATAATCATTATGGCTTCTTTAAGTCTTCGAGGAAGCTTTTCAGGCCGTACCAGATTACGAAGTAGGACCAGAAGGCGGCGTCAACCAACATCGATGGGATGTGGTCACCAGCGTTTAGTGTTTGTCCAGATTGCTTGGCTAGATAGACAGCCAGCTGGAACATACGGGCAAATACAGTTACGGCTATAACGGCGTAGAGTATTAGTGTCCAATC